GACACGTAGTAGTACCTGCTCAGACACAAAAAAGGGTAAAATTAGAACTAATCTTTATTACTATTTGTTATTAGTAATCAATTTGTTAAGTAATTATAAAAACATCCCAGAATCCGCACCGAAATAATAAAGAATCTGTTCTGTGACAAGGTAATTTTTACTCTTTTTACAAACTATTCTTGACAAATCTATAAAAATATGTTATAATATACCTATTATATAGTTTGATACAGAAGTATTTTCTATGTATTACTAATATCAAGTATCAAATAAACCAAATAACTACAACTAGGTACAACTATACAGTATGGACAACGACAAAAAACTAGGTCGCCCTACTAAATCTTCTGTTGTTAGTAAGAAAAAAGGCAACAGAGGTGCAGTTGGACGGCCTAAAGGCGATGCCGCTATAATAAACGAGTATAAAGCAAGGATGTTAAACTCTCCTCGCTCTCGTGCAGTAATGGATGCTATCTTTGATGCGGCGTTAGACCCAGATCATAAGAATCAAGCGGCGGCTTGGAAGCTTGTAATGGACAGGATATTACCTGTAACAGCTTTTGAAAAGGAGATTACTAAAGATGGAGGACGAAGTGCGATCCAGATTAATATCACTGGGGTTGGAAGCGCGACAGTTACTGAAAGCAATCCAGACGATGACGCAATCGAAGGCGAACTGTCTGATTGATGAGGCTGAAGATCAATCTTCTTTATTCTTTGAGTATTTAAGAGCTAAATTAAATTGAGATACTTTACAGTAGACGAGTTTAATTGTCAACATACTGGCGAGAATAACATGGAACCTGAGTTTATGGAGTTGGTAGATGAACTTAGACATCGTTGTGGTTTTCCTTTTGTTATTACTAGTGGTTACCGTAGTATAACTCACCCTATTGAAGCAAAAAAGAATGTACCGGGTAAACACGCTCAAGGTATAGCGGCTGATATTAAAGCAACCAATGGGGCAGACAGATTTATAATTGTACAACAAGCCTTAGAACTAGGATTTTCTGGTATAGGTGTACATAAAGACTTTGTACACGTAGATACTAGAGGATCTCAACCTGTTATGTGGCTATATTGACTGATTTAAATGTAAAATTACTACCTTGGCAACAAGAAGTTTATTCTGATCCAACAAGATTTAAGGTAGTAGCCGCAGGAAGACGTACTGGTAAATCTAGACTAGCGGCATGGTTATTAATTATAAATGGATTGCAGGCCGACAAAGGCCATGTTTTTTACGTAGCGCCTACGCAGGGACAAGCCCGTGACATCATGTGGCAAACCCTCTTAGAGCTAGGACACCCTGTAATATCTGGAAGTCATATTAACAACCTTCAGATCAGGCTGGTCAACGGGGCCACGATTAGTCTCAAGGGAGCCGATAGGCCAGAGACAATGCGTGGTGTGTCCTTGAAGTTTCTTGTGATGGACGAATACGCAGATATGAAACCTGACGTATGGGAGCAAATTCTCCGTCCAGCACTGGCTGACCAAAAAGGTCAAGCATTGTTTATAGGTACGCCTATGGGCAGAAACCATTTCTACGAACTGTACAAGTACGCGGAGCTAGGCGATGACGAAACCTACAAAGGATGGCACTTTACGAGTTATGACAACCCCATATTGGACCCTAGTGAAATCGACATTGCAAAAAAGTCTATGTCAAGTTATGCGTTTCGTCAAGAGTTTATGGCATCTTTTGAAGCGCGTGGGTCAGAAATGTTTAAAGAAGGTTGGATTCATTTCGGTGAAGAGCCAGAAGTAGGTGATTATTACATTGCTGTTGACCTTGCAGGCTTTGAAGACGTAAACAAAAAACGGACAAAGAACTCTAAACTAGATGAAACCGCAATCGCTGTTGTTAAAGTTAATCCTGATGGTTGGTACGTTGATAACATTATACATGGGCGGTGGGAGCTTAACGAGACTGCCGCCAAGATTTTTCAAGCCGTTAGAGACTACAGACCCGTCAGCGTTGGTATTGAAAGAGGTATTGCCAAACAAGCTGTAATGTCTCCGTTAATGGATTTAATGAAAAGATATGGCACGTTTTTTAGAGTAGAAGAACTTACTCATGGTAATAAAAAGAAAACTGATCGTGTTATGTGGGCTCTTCAAGGGCGTTTTGAAAATGGTTACGTTAATCTAAACAAAGGAGAGTGGAACAATAGATTTTTAGATCAGTTGTTTCAGTTTCCAGATGCGTTAACACATGATGATTTAGTTGACGCATTAGCATACATAGATCAATTAGCTAAAGTAGCTTACGACTATGAGTATGAAATAGACGATCATGAAATATTAGATGTAGTAGCAGGATATTAATATGAGTATGTTTTGGAAAGAGTTTACAAAACCTTTATCAGAGCCTAAAGTTTTTAGACCGTTTAATACTTACGGAATATATGCAATTAGTGCTGTAGTGTTTTTTACGCTAGGGTATAGCATTTCAGCTATCTAGGAATAAATTATGGCAGAAGAAATTTATAGTCCAGATCCCTTAATGATTCAAGAATCTCTTGAAGAATGGGTAATGACAAAATGTGAAAACTGGCGTGATCATTACGAATCAAACTATGAAGAAAAGTTTGAAGAGTACTATAGGTTATGGCGTGGTCAATGGGACCCTACAGATTCTCAACGTGCATCAGAACGATCTAGAATTATTTCTCCTGCGCTACAACAAGCTGTAGAATCTAATGTTGCAGAACTAGAAGAAGCTACATTTGGTCGTGGAAAGTTTTTTGATATTAGTGATAATGTTAATGATCAAGACAAACAAGATATAGTTTATCTACGAAATAAACTAACAGAAGATTTTGAAAAGTGTAAAATACGAAAAGCAGTAGCTGAGTGTTTAATTAACTCAGCCGTATTTGGTACAGGTATTGGTGAAATTGTACTTGAAGAAGTTAAAGAAATGGCTCCTGCTACTTCTCCTGTTATGGAAGGAGATTTACAAGCCGTTGGTGTAAACATTACAGAAAGAGCTGTTGTAAAATTAAAACCTGTTCTTCCTCAAAACTTTTTAATAGATCCCGTAGCTACATCGGTTGAAGATGCTTATGGCGTAGCAATTGATGAATTTGTTAGTAAACATAGTGTTGAGTTATTGCAAGAAGAAGGTGTATATCGTGAAGGCTTTATTGAGTCAGCCGCTTCTGATACAGACCTTGAACCAGATCAAGATCTAACAATTTATAATGATGATAAAGTAAGGCTTACAAAATATTATGGTCTTGTTCCTCGTGAGTTGTTAGAAGAAGAAGATGTAGACATAGATGACGATAATGATTCAATGTATATTGAAGCGATTGTTGTTATTGCTAATGGTGGTACTCTTTTAAAAGCAGAAGCTAACCCTTATATGATGGGTGATCGTCCTGTAGTTGCTTTTCCTTGGGATGTAGTACCGGGCCGTTTTTGGGGCCGTGGTGTTTGTGAAAAAGGTTATAACAGTCAAAAGGCTCTTGATACAGAATTACGAGCACGTATTGATGCATTAAGTTTAACTATTCATCCAATGCTTGCGGTAGATGCTACAAGACTTCCTAGAGGAGCTAAACCAGAAGTACGTCCCGGCAAAATGTTGTTAACTAACGGAGATCCGCGTGAAGTATTACAACCGTTTAATTTTGGACAAGTTGGACAAATCACCTTTGCCCAAGCATCAGCACTTCAGCAAATGGTTCAACAAGCTACAGGCGCAGTGGACTCTGCTGGTATTGCAGGTCAGGTTAATGGTGAAGCAACAGCCGCTGGTATCAGTATGTCTCTCGGCGCTATTATCAAGCGCCATAAGCGTACTCTTATTAATTTTCAACAATCCTTCCTGTTGCCTTTTGTAACCAAAGCGGCACACAGATATATGCAGTTTGATCCTGATAATTATCCTGTTGCTGATTATAAATTTACAGCTACAAGTACATTAGGTATTATTGCTAGAGAGTATGAAGTTACCCAGCTAGTGTCTTTATTGCAAACAATGCAACAAGACAGTCCTTTGTATCCAGTGTTAATTCAAAGTATTATTGACAATATGAACTTGTCTAATCGTGAAGAACTTATTGCAACTATGCAGAGAGCTTCACAGCCTAATCCTCAACAACAAGAAATGGCTCAGATGGCTCAACAAGCACAGATTGAACTGCAACAAAGCCAAACAGCGGCGTTGACAGGTCAAGCGGCTGAGTCTCAAGCAAGAGCGGCTAAGTATGCAATTGAAGCTCAACTTGCTCCTGAAGAGCTTGAACTTGAAAAAATTGAAGCTGTTACTAAAAACCTTAAAGAAGGGAATGAAGACGATAAAGAATTTGATAGGCGTCTAAAATTAATGGATCGGCTTTTAAAACAAAGGGAAATAGAAGGCAAAACTAATAATGCTAATGACACAAACAGAACTCAACAAGCTCCTAGAGCAAGTCAACCAAGCGTTCAAGGATCTCAAGGAACAACTCCAAACTTTACAATGCCAAATGAACGAGTTAGAGGACAAGGTTAATGCCAAAGAAAAAAGATCCAAAACTAACACGGGCAGGAGTCAGCGGGTACAACAAACCAAAAAGGACTCCTAATCATCCAACCAAAAAATTTGTAGTAGTTGCTAAAGAAGGTGACAAAACAAAACTTATTAGGTTTGGCGATGCTAAAATGACTATTAAAAAAGATCAACCAGCTAGGCGTAAATCTTTTAGAGCAAGGCATAAATGTGATACAAGTCCTCCAAGTAAATTATCAGCTAGATATTGGTCATGTAAAAAATGGTAGCAGAAGTGCAACCTATTAGTTTTATCCCTACTCAATATGTAGAACGACATATAACTTACAAAGTATGGGACGGTCAATTAGTAGAAGGTTCAGAAAAAGTAAGAGCTACAACAACAGACGTTGTAATTTATGACTATGATGGTCATGTTACAACAAATACTAAAGTTTATACAAGCGAGTATTATGCATGAAAGGTGTAAAACATTACAAAAAAGATGGAACTCTTTATACAGGCGGTACTCATAAAATGCCAAATGGAGATCTTCATTCAGGTAAAACTCATGGTAAAACGTCTGTAAAATTATTTCATTATAAAGATTTGTCTAAAAAAGCTAAGGAGAAAGCTGATGCCGGGAATGTACGGAAAAAAAGTAAAGCCAAAAGCAAAAGATAAGAAAAAAGCTAAAAAGAAAAAAGTAGTGAGGACACGCCGTGGCTATTAAAAAGAAAGCTAAACCTAAAAAGAAAGGAAGTCCTACTCCTAAAAATAAGGCATTGTATGCAAGGGTAAAAGCTGAAGCTAAAAAGAAGTTTGATGTGTACCCCAGCGCTTATGCAAATGCTTGGTTAGTACGGGAGTACAAAAAACGCGGGGGAACTTATGCCTAAGTCTAAAGGTGGCTTAACTAAATGGTTTAAAGAAGATTGGGTAGATATTAAGACCGGTAAAAAGTGTGGCCGTAAAAAAGCCAAAGGGTCTAAACGTCCGTACCCAGCTTGTAGGCCAAAAGCTGTAGCCGCTAAAATGACTAAAGCAGAAAAAGAAACCGCAAAAAGAAAAAAGACAGGACCAAAAGCAATAAAGTATGCTGTAACCGCATCAGGACGAAGACGTAAAACTAGCAAAAAAAGGTCTTGACAACTTTATTAAAATATGATATAATAGGAGTATTAGAGATAACCTTATGGCCTCAATGGAAAAAGAAACAGAAATTTATTATAATAAGTACTTTGACCTTTTTCAAACTGATGGTTGGAAACAGTTAATCGAAGAACTTGAACAAAATGCTTTAGTGATTAACAGCGTAGAAGCTACAAAAGATGCTAATGATCTATATATGCGTAAAGGACAAATAAATGTTTTAGCATATATTTTAAATTTAGAATCTACAACTAATGCTAATTACGAAGAGCTTGTAAAAGATAATGATTAAAGTGTTTGAGTTCCGTTGTACAAACGGACATATATTTGAAGAATTTGTAGAAGATGGTACAACAACCAGTAGGTGCGGTTGTGGTGCAAATGCTACAAAAATCGTTTCAGCAACTCAATGCGTACTTGACGGGTCTAGCGATCATTTTCCCGGTAGGCATATGAAGTGGGTACGAGAACATGAAGAAGCTGGGCGTAAAGGGCGGGAAGCTCGTCAGAGTCAATCCCATGAATAATCTCCATAACCTAAAAAGGCGGGGTAAAATTAGTGATGTCAAGAGCGACAATTATTGAAGAGCGTCAAGAAAAGGAACTAGAAACAACTGATCAACTTGATACACAGGATACAATAGAGACTCCTCAAGTAGAGGAACAACCTCAAGAACCTGATGTTCCAGAAAAGTACCAAGGTAAATCTGTAGAAGAACTTGTACAGATGCATCAAGAGCTTGAAAAGTTTTCAGGCAAGCAGAGTACGGAAGTAGGCGAGTTACGTAAAGTTGTTGATAATTACATTCAGACAGAACTCTCAAATCAACAAGCACCTGAACAACAGCAAGAAATAGACGAAGAAGTTGATTTTTTTGTAGATCCTGAAACTGCTGTAAACAAAGCAATAAATAACCATCCTAAGATTAAAGAAGCAGAGGCTTATTCTCAACAATATAAACAACAGGCTACTCTTGCACAGCTTCAAACATCTCATCCAGAGATGAATGAAATTTTACAAGACCCTAAGTTTGCTGAGTGGATTAAAGGATCAAAGGTTAGAACAAAATTATTTGTTCAAGCAGACCAAGCATATGATTATGATGCGGCTGATGAACTTTTTTCTTTATGGAAAGAACGTAATCAAGTTGTTAAAAAGACAGCTAACGCTGAAAAAGCCGCTCGTAAGTCTGCTGTAAAGTCTGCTAGTACAGGTAATGCTCGTGGATCAGGAGAAGGATCACGCAAAAAAGTTTATCGTCGTGCTGACATTATTAAACTTATGAGAACCGATCCAGATAGATATAATGCTTTGTCAGATGAAATTCTACAAGCATATGCAGAGGGTCGAGTTCGATAGCCTTTTAAGGAGATAACTCATGGCTACAGCAACTTATCCCGGCTCGGCGGGTAATACCGCCCTAACAGAAGCGGCAACATTTGTACCAGAAATTTGGTCAGATGAAATTATTGCCTCTTATCAAAAGAATTTGAAAATGGCTCCCCTTGTCAAGCGTATTACTATGACAGGCAAAAAGGGTGACACTATTCATATTCCTAAGCCTACTCGTGGTGATGCCAACGCTAAAGCGGCTGATACTGCGGTAACTATCATTGCGAATACTGAAGGCGAACTGCAAGTTGCAATTGATCGTCATTTTGAATATTCGCGTTTAATTGAAGACATTGTAGAAGTACAAGCTTTGTCTTCTTTGCGTCAATTCTACACTGAAGATGCTGGTTACGCTTTGGCTGTACAAGTTGATACTGACCTAATGAATGTTGGTACTGGTTTTGGTAACGGTACTCGTACTGCTTCACCTGCTAATACCGGCGCTAATTGGGTTAACACTAATAGTTATTACTTTAATGCTAGTTCAGGATTGGCGGCTTATGCTACTGATACTGTAGCTACTGGTGATAACTTTACTGACCTTGGCTTCCGTGAAGCTATTAAAAAGATGGACGATGCTAACGTACCTATGGATAACCGTTCTTTGGTTGTTCCTCCTGCTGTACGTAAGTCTTTGATGGGCATTGACCGCTATGTGTCTTCTGACTTTGTTGGAGGCCGTGGTGTTGAGTCTGGTTTAATTGGAAACCTTTACGGTGTAGATATTTACGTATCTAACAATACTCCAGTTATGGAAGTAGCCGCTCAAAACAGCTCTTCTACTCTTGACACTCGTGGTTGTTTGTTCTTCCACACTGATGCTATTGTTATGGCAGAGCAGTTGGCTGTTCGTTCTCAAACGCAGTACAAGCAAGAGTACTTGTCTACTCTGTACACTGCTGACACCCTTTACGGTGTTCAAACTTACCGTCCAGAAGCAGGATTTATCCTCGCTGTTGCTGACGAGTAAAACCTACGGGGGTCGCAATGGCCCCCTTTCCTTTTTTTGCTAGGAATAACCTATGGCTAATTATACAAAGACAACAGACTTTGCCGCGAAAGATACGTTGCCATCAGGCGATACTAATAAGGTTATTCGTGGCTCAGAGTTTGAAACAGAATTTGATAACATTGTAACTGCAATAACAACTAAAGCAGATTTAGCTGGACCTACATTTACAGGTACATCTACTTTTGCTGGCGTTGATATTAACGGCGGTGCAATTGATGCTACTGTTATTGGTGGTGCTACTCCAGCGGCTGGCACGTTTACTAATCTTGTTGCTTCAACAGTTGACTTAAATGGTGGTGCTTTAGATGGCGCAACGATTGGCGCTAACTCTGCCGCCGCAGGAACATTTACTAATCTTACTGCAAACGGAACAGTAAACTTTGCAGGAGCAACAGTAACAAACCTTGGAACAATTAATGCCGCTAACTTAGATGGTGGTACATTAGATAACATTGTTGTTGGAGGAACTAGCCCAGCGGCAGGAACATTTACTGTACTTACGGCAAACACATCGTTTACTTCTGGAAACGTAGACATTAACGGTGGTGCTATTGACGGTACGCCTATTGGTGCAAATTCAGCTTCTACAGTTGCAGGAACTACTGGTACGTTTTCAGGCAATGTAACAGGCGCTAACTTAGCAGTGTCTAATTGGAACACAGCTTACGGTTGGGGAGATCACTCAGGACAAGGTTATCTAACTACAGTAACTTTTTCTAATCTTAATGCTGGAATGGTTACAACATCTAGCGAAAGTTTTTCTAGTACTGACACACAAGTACCAACAAACAAAGCTGTTATAGATTACGTAGCGGCTACTATTCCCGGTCTTACGGTAACAGAAGCATCTGTAAGAGCGCACGAAGCGGCTTTAGCTATTGCCGCAACACAGCTTACTGGTAACATTACAGTTCCCGGTAACGTTTATCTAGCTCCTTCTGGCACAGGCTTTACTGAATTACGAGGCAATACAAATGCAGGGGCAATAAGGTTTAACTGTGAATCAAATAGTCACGGTGTAACACTCAAAGGCCCACCGCACTCTGCAAGTGCTACATACACACTAGAACTACCTAATGCAGATGGTGCGGCTAATCAGATATTAACAACAGACGGCAATGGCAAACTGAGCTTTACTGCGCCAGCGGCAGGGGTTTCATTTGCAGGTTTGTATGCTAGAGGAGCAGTATAATGGCTGAAGAAGTAAAAGAACTTAGTAGCGGTACTCTTACGCAGGCTAATTTAGCAAGTGATGGGACGTTACCTGTTTTTACAAACAACGGATCGACTACTAAGGTAGTTAGAGATATTCATGTAGGAACAAGCACAGTAACAAGCGATCAAGCGCGTTTTTCTGTAGATGGGCTTCCTGCAAGCACAACTTTTGAAAGTGCTACTGGAACAGTTGTTGTTCCTCCTAGCAACTCTTTAGATATTGAGTTTAATCCTACTTTAGTACAGCCTACAAAAAAGTCTTTAAACTTTTATCAAATAGACTATGTTAGTAACACTGAAGTTAATCAATATCCGATTACCGGGATAGAGCAAGAAGGTAATTCAGATACTAGATTTACCTATGATTTTTCAGGAGCAAATTTAAGCTCAACGCCAAGCATAGGAAGTGCTGTTGACTTGGTTCCTCCTTTTCATAATCAGGGGCCATTTGGCGGTCAATATAGATGTGGGTACGTTAAAGTAGCTGCAGAAACGTCATATTACTTTTTCTATGTGGATAGTAATTCAACTGCAGTTTTTAAAAGACTGAACTATGGTAATGATGAAACTGCTCAAGGAACAGAAACACTTATTTTTAACACCTCTTATCATGCTCCTACTATTGATTATAAAAGAATGAAATTTTATGGCTGGTCAGGCTCAACGATTAGAGAATGGGACTTAACAAGATCAGGCGGCATTGTAGATAACTCAAGCACTTATTATACAGAGCATAGTGGCTTTCAAAGCGGTCAAAGTAGTTACGCTTCTGGTGATGCTGTTAATAATGTTTATTGTGTTTCTCAAAGCAACGCTACATATATTAGAAATTTAGCATTAAGCACTGGTCGCGGAAGGATTTACAACAACGCTTATAATACTTCTGATAGGCGTACTGTTCTTATGTATAACAGCAGTGAAGATAGGTATTACCTTCTTGTAGGCGCTGGGCAGTTTTCTAGTGGAAGTACATATTTTGGATATTTTGAAGCATCTGAAATAGCAACCAATGAAACCGCTAATTTTACTATTAGCAAAACAGATATATCTACTGGTGATTTTAGGAGCTATATAAATGGTAGAACAGGCGGCAATAACCACGATGGTTATACTGCCCAATGGTCAAGATTAGACGACAACATATTAGCACTTCCTTATTCTAGTACGTCATGGAGGCTGTGGAAGGCAGAAGGTGGGCATTTAGTTTACATGGGCATAGAAGTTTCAGGAACGCAATCAACAGATACGACTTATTGGAACAATTTGATTCCTTATGGTGAGATTAATCAAACAAACACTAACTTGCCATATTCGGCGTATACAGGAATTTCTACAAAATTAAGAACGCAGGGCGTTGAGATTACATAAGAGGCAATTATGAGCTTATCACCAACAGTAACAACAACATCAAGCGGCGGGAATATTAGCCCTAAAACAAGTCCAGATAGCATTACCACTGTAAGCTATTCGGCTAATCCAGCTAATACAAGCGGATGGACTACATCTGCTCCACAGGTTTTATATCAAGCGCCTAGTACTTGTAAGTTTGTCCGTATTGTTATTCCTTACGCAATGAGAAATTCAAGCTCAAGTTATTCAACCGACTCTTTTACGATTGAGGGTGGGAGTGGTAATAATTATTGGATAGGTCTTGCTATTGTTAATGATACAAATAATACAACTGATAACATTGTTAGGGGCTATCACGCATCAAGCTCTCTTGAACTCCGTTTCAATAATTTTGCGGCTAACGGGCAATATGATGATCCCGGTGTATCTATTACTAACCCTTTTGATGTTGTAGCTAATTATCAGCAAAGCAATTACAACCAATTTTTTATTATCCATCAGGATAGATGGGTGTTAAATCCCGGTGAAAAGTTTGTTGCAACAACTGGAGAGGGATCGAATATGAGCCAAAACATTTACGCCAACTTTCAAGCATGGGTATATAACTAATGAATAAGACATGGATTAATGTAAATGGCACAACGGTTAGTGGCTGGGCAGAAGGTCCAGAGCCTCCTACGGATGAGTGGTTTGCTTTTGATTGGCGTCCAGAAAAGTCTTTAACCGCTTATGAGTACATTGTTACTGCGGGTGGCGAGCAAGAAGTAGACGATCCTGACAATGAAGGTCAGAAGATTACGATTATTACTGGAGATAGCGCAGTAGTTCGTCAGCGTTCTGATTGGACTGATCCTGAGCCTGAGTAAACAATGAATGGACCCCCTTTCTCTTATAGCTCTAGCGTCTTCATCGTTCAGAGGCGTACAGCTTTTAGTCAACAAAGGTGCTGAGATTGAACAGGTTGCTCAACAGTTGGGCAAGTGGTTTAGTTACGCATCAGACATAAGGCAAGCAGAAAGAGAAGCAGAAAACCCACCTATATTTAAAAAGTTGTTTGGTGGTGGGTCAGTAGAAGAAGAAGCTCTTAACGCTACTATAGCCCGTAAAAAACTGCAGGAGCAAGAGAAGCACATACGTGAGTTAATTGTCTGGGCATACGGTAAAGAGACTTACGTAGAAATGATGCAGTTACGTAAGGACATACGTTTACGAAGAGAAAAAGCAGTATACCAACAACGTAAGAAAAGACAAAAGCTGGCTGACGGAATTGCTATGGTTGTAGGAGCATTAGTCGCATCCGGTATTATATACGGAACAGCTTTACTTATCAAAGGCGCATAACTATGGAAGATGACGGAATGAAAGAAGTGGTAGATACAATTTCTGTAGCAACTGGAGTTGGCGCTTTGGCTGGCTTGTTACCCGCAGTAGCGGCCTTGTTTACAATCGTGTGGACAGGTATACGCATCTGGGAAACTGAAACTGTAAAGCGTATGAGGGGCTTGTAAGTTATGTGGACAGCCCTTGTTGGACCCATTGCAAACTTAGCTCAGAACTGGCTTGCTAACAGACACGAAAAGTCACAGGCCAAGCACGTAGCTCAAATGAAAGTTATTGAGAACACGGCTACGTGGGAACAGCACATGGCTGAGGCTAGTGGGAAGTCATGGAAAGACGAATGGTTTACCGTTGTTCTTTCCCTGCCTTTACTAGCAGTTTGCTACGGAGTAGCTATGGATGACTTAACTATTATGGAACGTGTTGGTATTGCGTTTACTGAGCTAGACAAGCTTCCTGAGTACTACCAGTATTTACTGTTTGTTGCTGTTACAGCCAGCTTTGGCATACGTGGCGCTGACAAGCTAATGAAGATGAAGGGTAAATAATGGGACTTGGAATAGGCGAGTTAGATAAATCTAATAGCGGTGGCCTTTTAGGAGGTATGCTTAACCAGACATTTGCTACTGGTTTTTCAAAACCTTTAATAAACTCACTTACTGCAGGAAGTGCTGAAGCGGCATTAGAACAAAGACAACTTGCAATGGAGCAATGTAATGCCAGTGGAGGTTATTTTGCCGCTGGAGTTTGTCATACAGGTCAAGCCGCTATTGATGTAGCTACAAGACAGGCTAATAGTGAAACTGCTTCATCCGAAATAACTGATAAAGCTAATACTTGGCTTGAAGAACACGCAGATGAAATTGATGAAAATAATAAGTTAATTGAAAGTACTACAGATGCAGAAGAAGAAGTTACAGACATTACCAAAGACGATACAACAGAAGATGGGGTATTTAAAACATTACAAGATTGGTTAGAAGATTTGTTTAGCGGAACAGGCACTACTACAGGCGTTAGTATACCAATACCGGGGCTTCCCGGTGGAGTTATTTTTACTGGAGGTTTACCAGATTTAAGTGGAGGTAGTAGTAGTTCATCTAATAGTGGTGGTGATATTTTTGAAACAGAAGGTAGTGATGACGATGACGATGATGATGATGATGATAACGTTATTTTAACCGGCGGTGACGATGACGATGACGATGATGACGATGATGATGATGACGTTATTTTAACCGGCGGTGACGATGACGATGATGATGATGACGATGATGACGATGATGATGATGACGTTATTTTAACCGGCGGTGACGATGACGATGACGATGACGATGACGATGACGATGACGATGACGATGACGATGACGATGACGATGACGATGTTATTTTAACTGGCGGTGACGATGACGATGACGATGACGATGACGATGACGATGACGATGTTATTTTAACTGGCGGTGACGATGACGATGATGATGATGACGATGATGATGATGACGTTATTTTAACCGGCGGTGACGATGACGATGACGATGATGATGACGATGATGATGACGTTATTTTAACTGGCGGTGACGATGACGATGACGATGATGATGACGATGATGATGACGTTATTTTAACTGGCGGTGACGATGACGATGA